GTTAGTGAAGCTAATATTGTGTATGTTGCGCTTGCAGTCTTAATCACTGCAAAACGATACACATCAAGACCCGAGGCATTGCCCGCAGTAGGAGCGCCGCCAATCCACTTAGGTGTTACCGATGTTCCGTCAATGGTCACGGCGTTGTTGTAGTAGGCCGTAGAGCCTTGAGTGGTCACCAAGGTAAACGTAACAGCTTGCCCTGTAGACAAAGCAGTGTTCATACTTGTGCCGCTACTAAATGCAATGTTTAGCGTCCAGTTGTTTGCCGCACTGGTTGTGTAAAGTTGAACAGAACCCGATTGAACGTAGAAGTTTGTTGTTGCCGAGGGAGCAGCAGCGACTACGTTAACCGTTTCGTTAGAGTCAAGCAGTGATGTTCCAAACGTGCTGGATGATCCGCTAAACGTCTGAGTGGCTGTAAATGTATTAGCGGCGTTATTGGTAGTAAATGCGCCAGCCGAACCAACGTTTACACCAAGTGCCGTGACTACGCCTGTACCCGTTGTGGTCGTTGCAGGGGTAGCGCCTGCGCCGCCGCCAAGTACTATGGCATTTGCCGCTAATGCAGCCGATGTGGCCCAAGTAGAAGCACTGGAAAAATATGGGATACCGCCTGATGTTCCTGCAACTGTAAGAGCTAAAGTGCCACTGGTTGTTATTGGAGAACCACCAACCGAGACTATGCCGCCCGTAAATGATTGGGCTACCGAAGTAACCGTGCCTGTACCAAAAGTAGTAGTCGCGCTTTTAACGTAGTCCGTACCGTTGAAGTACACAGTGGCCGTTTCACCTACTGCCATGGAAACGCCAGACTGCCCGGATGCTTTGATGGTCACGGTGCTGCCGGTAGCGGCATTCACCACAACGTATTCTCGGCTTGACGACGGTGCTGTCAGCACTTTTGCAGTTGTCAGCGTACCTGTAACCCTGATGATGGCGAACTGCGCCGATACAGACCCTGCGCCAGTCAGGCTAGAAACAATGTTTGTCGCGGAGTTATCGCCCGCAGTATTGGCAAGTGTAACTGCGCCATCATTGGTCAGCGTAACAGTCCCCGCAATTGCGTTGTCCAAGTAGGACGTAAGGCCGTTGTTTACATAGTTGCCCCATGTACCGGATTCAGTACCTGTGCCAATGACCGGAAAACTTAATAGGGCGGAAGGCGTAACTGACATATAAAACTCCTAAACCGTTGAGATAAGCGCCCAACTTGGGGTATCTGTGTTGTCGATATTTTGCCAGCTTGGAGTCTGGCTGTCATCAATTAATTCCCAAAGCAACCGCCCCGACTCAGTGGACGTAATTGCCATCGTCTCCGTTCTGCTAACGCCGTAGCTGGTAATAGCTTGTGGGTTATCCGTAATTGCAGCCGTTTCTTCCCTTGACGCTGTGTAGCTTGCTGCCGCAGACTCACTGGAGGTAATAGCCATCGACTCCGTAATCGTCAGTATTAAACCGGCAACTTGTGTCTGCGCTATGGCTACTGACTCGGTTACGCTACCTATAAAGTTAGCAACCGCAGTTTCAACCGAAGTGATTGCTGCTGTTTCCGTTATGCTGGCCGCAAACTGCTTAAACGTCGATTCAACTGTAGTTATTACCACTGTTTCTGTTATGGCAGCATTGTAGCTAGTCGCCGCCGTCTGAGAATCCGTAATTGCTGCGGTTTCTGTAATATCCCTCGCAAACGTAGCCGCTACTGCCTCGGTAGTTGATGTGGCCGCAGTTTCCGTTCGGCTGACATTTATCGTCAGTGCTACTGTTTGCGAATCCGTTGCTGCTGCGGTCTCTGTTATAGAAGCAGGAAACGCTACTATCGCAGTTTGCGTGTCGGTAATAGCGGCAGACTCAGTGACGCTATCGGAGTAGGGAACACCCCCACCCCAATTATTTGCGCCCCATGTATCTGACCCCCAACCGACAGCCATATTACGTCAGAGTAGCCGTGTAGGTTACCGCGATAGAGTCACCGCTAACTACAGACTTGGAGCTGGAAAAGTCCCCTGCGGAGAACAGTGTCCCAGTCGTATTGTCTTTGGTTGAGCTGCCGCCGATGTTGATGAAGCAGCCAGCCACAGTTCCGGTACCCGTCATAGAGAACGACACTGCTGAAGAAGTAGCTTTGCTACCAGACGATGCTGAGCTAAATGTAGGGGTTGGGCGGTTACCAGAATAAGTGGGGGCATTTGCCAGACCAACTTCCAGCCAGCTTGCATGGGATGCTTGCGTATCCGCAACCACCGCCGTACCGGTTCCTTTGAGGCCCATGACCACTGCACCACCAGCGGTGTTACCCAGCGTGGTGTCCAGCGTGAAGTTCTTGCCGACGGTGGTGACAAGGTTCTCAATGTCGTCTTCCCACTTGATATTACCGGCAATATCATAGCAAACAGCATGGTATGTACCGTTGATAGATATCGTGTCTTCGGGCATGGTGTTGTATTTGGTGGCCGCTTCAGCTTTGTCAGTTGCGGTAATTTTGTCGTGGGACATAAAGACTCCTTAGTTGGACGAGCGGATCAATGCAGTCGTTGCAGTGTTAGACGGCATTGTGATTGTAAAAGTAGTGGTCGAGGTTTTGTCAGAGCCAAAGTCCAGCACAGCGATAGACTTGTTGCCCTTGGTGACGTTATAAATCAAAGCGCATCGGGCAGTCAAAGCCGATGTCCAAGCCACATTGTTCCAGTTGACGTAGGCCGTATATCCATCAGAACTGATAGAAACCCCATTTAATATTTTGCCACCAGCTGTATAACCTGTGGCTACAACTTCATTGGTTGCGGAGTAAACCGTAGTCGCAGCATTTAAATTAGCTGAGCCGGTATACAAGGCAATGTAGACAGTGTCCGTAGACAGGTCATGAATGCCTTGGTACAGCTCTTTTTTAAAGCTGGTTGTTTGGGTTTGGACAATAGACATTAGCTTACATCCACCCTAAGTTGACCATCACGATAAGCATCGCGTCTTTCTAGTCCATCGCCCAGGCGTTTAGCCAAAGCTATTGCTTGAGCAAATTTCTGGTTGTACAGCGCCATCATGTCTTGCTCACCCTTCATGTAGGTGTACGCCTCTACCAAAGATCCATACAAAAGCACTGAATCAAAGTTGTCGCCAAGCCATGTAGTGCCGTCAGAGTTGTTAACCGATGTAACAGTTGCTGTGCAAGAAGTTCCTGTACCGCCAACGCTGGCAACCGGCACGGTCAAGATATCGCCAACTTTGTAGGACGAGCCGCCTTCGGTGATACTTACGGAAGATACTGTGCTAGAAGACACAACGACGGTGGCCTTAGCGTTGCTGCCCGATCCGCCAGTCAAGGCAACGTTGTAATACGTGCCGTTGGTAAATGTACCTGTGGCTGCTATAGACCCGACGGCAGTAGCTACCCCCTGCACAATCGACACAGGGTAATAGTAGTAGTGCAGTTCTGCGTTGTACGCCGCATCGGGTGTCGGGCCGAGGATAAAGGTCAACTCGTTGCTGATGACGCTACCCGAAACGGCAGGGCCAAAAAGTGCGTAATGCCTAGGTGTGCCTGTAGTAGCTGGATTAGGGTACGCTTCCCGCATGAAATTTACATCTTTGTTAAGCAAGTACAAGTAATCGCCCGTGCCTGATGCTGGATAAATAGCTAACGAATACGAAGCAAGGAAATCACCGGGGCAAGCCAAATATTTATTGCTTGTAGACAACACCCCTGTCACGTTTTTACGCAACGAGGGAAACTGCACTGAGTTATAGATGCGCTGCTCTGCCTGTGTAATGAACAGGTTTACATCCACCGTTTTAAAGGTGTTCTCCGTGTAATCGGAAATTGCAACTACAAGTGCAGCGTAGTTCATGCCATTGGGCCCCTGGCCATCACGCCTTTAGTTGCGCAACCAGTACCACGAATCTTGATACCAGAGGTTTTAGGTTCAACTGGGCGCTTATTGCTAAACCCATTTACAACCATATCCATAGTATCAGGATTGCTCATGTTTGGGGGAAATGTATCGCTTCCCTGCAAAGCCATAGCCTTGCCAGCTGAAGTATGCGGCTTAGCGTAAGTTGACGCACTGCCAACTTCTTTGCCCATCATTTTTTTGCTAAATGTAGCCATATTAACCTCGCGAAGATTTGCGTTGGTTCATAACCTTAGCCATGCCGCGACCCAGGGTGCGCATTTGCATATTGGTTTTTCCGCCTTTAGCCAACTTCAAAGTAGTGCCTTTGCCGCCTTTATGCTCTTGAGCATCATGCTGCTTGAACGCTTTTTTGATCATAGCTTTGTCTTGGGCCAAATCAGATTTTTCCATCATTTACTCCTAAGTAACCGATACCGTAACTGTACCAACATTTGTCGTTGCCACCAAGTAATTTGGCGTTAAAGACGCATCAAAACTACTAGCTCCACCTACTGGATACCAGCCCCATTGGATGTCCCGCGATCCACCAGTTGGATTTCCGCCATTTCCTGTAGCCGTCAACTGAAGCCGATTTAATCCGCCGGCAAGATAAGTTGTATCAGGGCGGGGCTGGTAAACAGCCTGGGGGTCATTGACCGGATACATTCCCAACTGTAACTGGGGTTGGTCAGGATCCCAGCATTCATCACAAACTTTAAGCTGATAGAGCTTGGTCTTGATGACCTCAATCTTCAGCTGCTTTAACTTAAATTGCTGGCCGCACCGATCACATTCGGCAATTGAATATTTGCCTGATGCATAGGGTGAAGTCATTACATACTACCTCCGCCAATAAACGACTGGCGTGGAACCAGGCGCAAAGTGGCTTTCTCATGATCTTCACCAGCTGCCAGCTTATATTGCTCTTCATACACGGCCTTGAGCATATCCAGGCGTCCTTGCAGCTCTGGAACCTTCATGGCAATGTAGTACGCTAAGCCAGCTGTAACAGCGGGCAAAAAGCGGAAATTCATGTCGGATGTTTGGATACCTGAGCCGGCATCTTGAATGCGGCGCAAACGGTAATACACAAACTGATAGGTTTGAGATCCATCAGGAGTAGGCCAAACTGTAACAGCAGGAAGCTGTGGAACGTAAACAGCTGTGCCGGATGTATGAGCTGCTGCTGTTGTATTATTCTGACCCCTAAACACGCCACCCAGGGTATTGCCTGAGATATATGTGTAATAGATATCTTCAGTATCCAAACGAATGAATCCAGAGCCGGCTAATTCAACCACCGAACTAAGCGTGATCGAGTCGGACGTTGACGTAATTGTGGTCGCAAGAGTGG